GTTTTTGATGTAATCACAGTAGAGAACCCCCAGATAAGTGCCTTTCGAGATGGAAGGAGAAGTGTAGTAGTTGATATTATGAACTACCTTGGATTAAACACAAAGGATTTGGAACGTCTTGCACGAGAATCCACAGATGGAAGAGATGAGTACAACCCAGACTGAGGCACCCCCCTCTGCAGAAATGCATGAAGGAGGGTCAATCCTTGGAGGAACAGGAGGATCTGAATCTACAGATCCACTTGCACTAAACATAGAGAGCTTGCCTGAAGACATCAGGCATGAACCAGTTTTGAAGAACTTCAAATCTTGGGATGCACTCGCAAAGAGTTACATTCATGCAAACAAGAAGTTGGGAGTTCCTTCAGAGCAGTTGCTGCAACTTCCACAAGGAGAGAATGCAGATTGGAATGGAGTATTTTCCGCACTAGGAAGACCAGAATCTCCAGAGGGCTACGAGTTGAACGGCACAGGAGACTTGGCAGATGGTTTTCGACAACAAGCACATCAGTTGGGACTTAACCAGAAGCAGGCATCTGAACTTCTAAACTGGTACAGTGACACCCAAGCAAGTGTGGACGAGAAGGATAATGAGGATTTCGCATCAGAGCAAGTTCAGTGGGTCGCCGCACTTCAGAAGGAGTGGGGAGATTCCTATGTCAAAAACAAACAGTTGGCAGAAAGAGCATTTCATCAGTTTGCAGATGAAGACGCACTTGATGTCATGAACAAGACAGGGTTGGGAACTCACCCTGCGCTTGTAAGGATGTTTGCCCAGATTGGACAGATCCTCACAGAGGATGGTTCATTGACAGGCAATCAAGAAGGTCGAATTGGAGGAATCTCTTCAGGATCTGCAAAGACAAGAATTGATGAACTTCTAAACGACAAGGATTTCACAGAGAGGTACTACAACCAGTACCACCCACGGCATTCGGATGCCGTGACTCAAATGCAACGACTATACGAGGCAGCAGGTTAGTCAGATAACCGTAATGGCCTGACCTGAGATCTCTGAGTCGGACCTACCTCTGGTAGATAATCCGTCATTCGTGAGTCGAAGCGAGTAATCGTTTCACCAAAACAAGGACGGATTATGTCTACTCAAGTAACAACTGCATTTGTCAAGCAGTACATGGCAAATGTGGACTTTTTAGTCCAACAGAAAGGAAGCAGACTGCGTAATGCAGTCACGCTCAAAACAGGAGTTCGTGGAGAAGAGGTCTTCATGGACCGGGTTGGATCAACTGCACCACAGAAGGTGACTTCTCGACATGCAGACACTCCACTCATCTCGACTCCTCATGACCGCAGGCGAATCACTCCAGTGAGTTACAACTGGGGAGATCTGATTGACAATGTTGATCGTGTGAAGATGATCATTGACCCCACCAGTCCATATGCCCAGAATGCAGCATATGCAATGGGAAGGGCAATTGATGATGAGCTTCTGGATGCAATCAGTGGAAACGCCTTTGGCGACTCCTCTGGAACCTCCGGATCTGATGCATCCACGGCAATCGCACTTCCTTCAGGACAGAAGGTTGCAGTTGATTTCCACACCTATGACACAGGGTCAGGAGACAAGGGACTCACCCTTGGAAAACTGCTGAAAGCACGAGAAATTTTGGGTGCAGGAGAAGCAGACGATTATGGTCTGGATGGATCTCCAAACCTCTTTTGTGCAATCAATGCAAAGCAGATTTCAAATATGCTTGCAGATTTCTCAATGGGAGGTGCATCCGGAGTACAGGGAATTAGTGCTGCATCAGCAGACTACAACTCTGTGCGTAGCCTGGTCGCAGGAGAAATTGATACTTTCATGGGATTCAAGTTCATCCGGACCGAACTCCTCAACACCGATTCCAGCAGTGATCAACTGGTTGTTTGTTGGCATCGTAGCGGAGTTGGATTGGCGATCTTTGATGATATACGAGCAAGGATCTCTGAACGTCCAGACAAGCGTTATTCCACGCAGGTCTATTATGAGATGACGATTGGCGCAGCACGTCTTGAGGAAGAGCGTGTTGTTGAAATCGCATGTGATCCCACTTAACCCTGAGCCAGGAGATTAGAAATGGCAGCAGTATATGGTGTAAATTACACCAAAAATTACCCAATCGAGTCTGGCTCCACGTCTGCACAGTCACAAGTGCCTGTGTCAGAAGTTGGTGGTCGCATGAGGGTCGCATACGACACTTATGAGGCATCCAGCCTTGCATCAGGGTCCACCATCTCCATGTTCAAGCTTCCAAATGGAGCAAGAATCTGGCAGATGATCTTGATCACAGATGATCTGAGTTCGTCAGGAACCCTTCAGGTTGGAGATTCCAGTGATCCCAATCGGTTCATCACAGAGTCAATCTGTGGAGATGCCAACAAAGTCCACTACATGCACCCGAAGGCACATGCATCAGATAGCAATCTGACTCTTTTGGGAGGAGTAAGTGGAACAGGTATTGACGCATTTGGTTATGCACTCACTGCAGAAACCACTGTGATCCTCACCACGGCAACCGCAGCCCTCACTGGAACCATCAATCTTGCGTGTTTTTACACGATTGATTGAAGAGTTCTGACAATTGAATGGGCCGATGAGAATCGGCCCCTTTCCTTGCATGGAGAAATATGTCCAAAATAACCCTATATGATGACAAGAATGTCTCTGAAGAGTGGGATTCAAACTCTGATGAATACAAACAGAGGGTTTTTCAGGGATGGACCACCTGGAAGAAACCTAGTGTCAAGAAATCCAAACAATCATACAAGGTATGACTAATGGCTTCCGTGGTAAGCATCTGCAACATTGCACTCTCAAACCTTGGAGATGAGAAAATCGCCTCTCTCTCTGAGAACAATGACAGGGCACGTTCATGTGATTTGAGGTATGAGGATGTCAGAGATGCAGTTTTGAGATCATACCCGTGGAATTGTGCAACCACTCGTGTTGAGCTTGCACGGTCAACAACTGATCCTGTCTGGGGATTCACCTACAGTTTTGCACTTCCCTCTGATTGCCTGAGAGTTCTTGATGTCTATGATTACACTGTTCCCTTTGCAATTGAAGGGAGGTTCCTGCTCACAGAGAACTCATCCGCAAAACTGAAGTATATTGCAAGAATCACTGATCCAAACGATTATGACATTCTTCTTCAACAGGCAATTGGAATCCGGCTTGCGTCTGAGATTGCAGAGGCACTCACAGGAAGAACAGAACTCAAGCAGGAGATGTACCAGAAATATCTGCTGGTTCTCTCTGAAGCACGGGGTGTGGATTCCCAAGAGACTGGGATGCCAATGGTGATTGAGGCAAATGATTTCATCAATGCACGTTTTGACACCTCCTACCTCTTGAACACCAGCACCACCATCTGATGGCACGGGTTCAGGCACTTCAGGGAAGTTTTGTAACAGGAGAGATTTCTCCAAAGTTACAGGGGAATGTCCTCTTGGAATCATACAAGAGTTCACTAGGAACCTGTTTGAATTATGTTGTTGTTCCACAGGGTGCAGTGATGAGGAGACCTGGAACGAGGTATGTCACTCCAACAAAGAATGATGGAGAGGTACGTCTGATCCCCTTCAATTTTGGACAAGGACAATCCTATGTGATTGAGGCAGGCGCAGCATACTTCAGGTTCTTCACTGCAGATGGAGTCTTGATGGAAGGAGCATTAAGTTCCACTCCACTGGAAATCACAACAGACTCTGATGGAGATGCAGTTCCATATGGAGTTGCAGATCTTGACGGGCTTTATGTCACCCAGAGTGCAGATACCCTCTTTATTGTCCATCCGAGTTATCAACCCTTCACTCTCAAACGCACAGGCACCTACACTTGGGTGTTTGCAAAGTTGGATCTCAAGCATGGTCCCTTTGATCCTGTCAATGTCTCAGACACAGTTCTTCATGTTGATATGACCACAGGGTCATTTGACAAGGAGAGGATGACAGATATCATCCAAACCTCTGATTACATTGATATTACAAATGAGAGATTCAGTGTCACAAAACATCC